GTGTTGACTTCAAAAAATCCCATAATCAGAGAAGCTTTCGGCGCTTAGGTGATGCGGTGACTTCGGGCTCTGGTTCAGTCGCTTTGATTTTCTTCGTTCGATCCGCCGCCCGACAGATGAACAGGCACGTTTCCCCAGGTTGATCGAAAGCCTTGTAGAATTTGAGCGCTTGATCCGTTGTGCCGTGGAAAACCACGTCCGCAGAAAGTCCGGTCCGATGTGTCACGATTGAGATTTTGGTCATGTCGTTTGCATCCTACTGCCGCCGCGAAAATTGCGGTACAAAAAAAGGCCGGGGGGTTTCCCCCCCGACCTTAGCACACTCACAAATGTTTTACGGAGTGGTGATCCGAACGCCGTAGTCAGTTCCCACGGACGCCCCGAAAAGGCAACTCAGCGAGTAAATGAGCTGTCCAGCATTCGGGTCATACCACCGGCGCCATTGCAGCGGGAGGCCCAACCCGGGTACGACGACGTCTTCCAAAGCCGCATCCCGAGCGCCGAGGGTGAATCCGGTCGAATCCACTCCGCGAGCGGCGAGGATAATCGAGGATTTGTGGCACGCAAACCCGGCGAGGTCCTGCGAATTGCTGTCGCAGAGGTCGGACTCGTACACGTTGAACCCGGCGCAGCGGGGAACGACGCCTTCCGCCTTATCCGCGGTGATGCCGGGAATTTCAGCGCTGTTCAACGTTTTCACGAGGGAAGCGTAGTAGGTCGGGTTGATGAGAAGCGCTCGGTTCATTTTCGGGGCCTTCAGTGTCCCGGTAAGCGTGGCGGAAATGTCCGCGAGCGTGTCGCGATCGAAATCAGCCGCGGCTACGTCCACTGCTTGGGTGAACGCCGAGGAGGTCACGAGGTTCCAGATGTAGCCGAACACCTGCGCGCCGACCGCTTGGAGAGCGGGTTGAATGAACAGGTCATTCAGGGAAATCGTCGACTTCGAGCGCTCAAGGTCGGAGAAGCCCCAAACGAACCCGGGGAACTGGTTGAGCGTGATTGTGCGCCCTACCATTGCCGTGTCCTGCGTGGTGTACCCGCTCGAAAGATCAACCGCCGTCGGACGGGTGGGAATACGGGTCAGAACCGATCCCGACCCTGGGGCGGAATCAAAGTCTGTCAGAAACTGAGATAATGGAGCGAAGACGCTGGAGGCAAAATCCAGGCTTTCCTGAGCAATCTCGGCGAGCGAGCAATTTGCGATTGTGTTGGTGGCCATACGTTACTGGTTTAGTGGGTTAGTTGGATTTGAGAGTAGCACGGTTTGCACGGTAGAAATCGTTGCGCGCTTCGACCGGGAGTTGGCGGTATTCCGCCCAAAGTTCTTCCTTAGATTTGGCGGCCGCTCCGTCGAACGCGATCGCAACCGGGGGCACCCCGAGCGAGGCAACCGCTTCGGTAACCCGCGCCTCGGAAGCTTGAGCGGCGACCGTGAGTTCCTGCAAGCGGGCCTCAAGGATGACCTTTTCCGCCGCAAGCTCGGCGTTGAGCGCATGCAAGTCGGTGATTTGTTTCGAAGCGTTTTGCGCCTCGGTAAGAAGTTCATTCGCGGATGCCAAGTCGGCTTGAAGCGCCGTCACCTGTTCCTGCGAAGCTTTGAGCGCCGAGAGTGCCTCGGTAATCGTCTTCGGTTCGGACATGCCTCTTTTGAGGTGTCAACTCCCGATAGTTGCTTCTAAAAACGCCATCGCCTCATCCTCCGAGCAAATACGGTCGATCAGATTGTTCTGAAGTGCCCGGGGAGCAAAGAATGCCTGCCCTCGCATTGCGTCTGCGCTTACAAGCCTGCGTCGCAACACATTCCCGCGGAACTGGTCGAAAGCATCCTGCACATACTGTTCCAAGGAAGCCCGTTGCTCCGGCGTCAAGCTAGGGCCGTGCATGGCTGCTTTTAAATCGCCCTCTGCGTTTGTTATTGGCTGCCAGTCAATTCCTTGCATTGACCACGAAGCACTTTCGTCAATCCAAGGGATGATTGTCCCAATGCTTCCCCACGTCGACGAAGGCGAGCCCATGCACCACCCTGCGGAAACGGCGATGTTGTAGGCCGCGGAACAGGCCATATCCTCGGAGTATGCCAAGACAGGCACCTCGCAAGCCGCGACCGCCTCGGCGATTTCCGCGTTCCCGACCACGGTTCCCCCGGGACTGCTGATTTCAAGGAAGATTCCTCGGGCCCCGAGTTCCTGCGCCTCTTCGATTTCCTCGGCAATTTGGTCGTAATCCGTGTTCCCGCAACTCTGCTCTATTTTGGAAAGCCCCTTCCCGAGCACCCCGCAAACGTGAATTTTTGCAATCCCCGAGGGAAGGATTTCCATTTCCTCCCGGGGGTTTACGAACATCGACAAATCCGGCCCGTTCTCCCGAACCAGAGCAGCTTGTACAACCCGAACGACCGAAGCGTGCCCCTCCGCGGTGATGAACCAAGGGCGATGGAAAACCTGTTCGAAGACCTTTTGAAAACGCATGGCTAGGGGTTGGTTGTTTCTGGCGCGGGTTGTGGTTGGACCCCCGGAATGTTGCGAAACGCTGATTCCGGGAGCCCCGAGCGTTCCATTCGCGTGCGGATTTCGATTTCTTCCCGCTCCCGTTCGTCTAGGTGATCGGTGAGCGTCCGCCCGCCCTCGGCGAGAATTTCGGTGAGCGTCCGCATCCCGAGCTTGTACGCCTCCCGGGCGTCAGAGTTGGCGTATCCCGCGTCGACGGTGATTTGCGGGGGTGTGGTGAAACTCCACCGAAGCGAGCCGCCCAAATCCGTGCCACGGTACGCCGGGAGAAGCCCGAGCTTGATCGCTTTCGAAACCGCGTACCCGACCCGCCGCCGCGCAAGCGGTCGCATGAGGTCCTGTCGATCCGCAACCGTCCGGTTCACTTTGGAAACCATCGCGCGAACCGAGGCGCCTCCTAGTTTTGAAGCGTCCCAGAAAAACTCATACGGAAGCCCGGCCCCGTGGAGAGCGTTGCGGAGGAGTCGCTCCATGAGGCTGTTGGTCGCCTCGGAGGGGACTTCGCTTTTTAGCTGTTCAAGTTTGCTCCCGGAGTTCGCTCGGAAATAGCGAACGGTTCCGCCGAAGACCTCCTCGCCTACAAGCCCGCTGTTTGTCGGCCCGTTTTTCTGAAGCTGCATTGCCGGGTCCATCATGTCCGCGACCCCCATTTCGTTGTGCTCAATCAATCCGATTGCCGCCGCGAGTTTTGCCGCCTGCCGAACGTAATCCTGCACCGTCATGAGGTCCCGGAGGTCGAGGATTGCTGAGGTGAACGCCGGGAGCCCCCGGGTTTGATCCGGGGCCACGGGTTCCCGGAGGAAATCCATATTCCGGGCGGAAATGTCTCGGTCCTCGGAAGCCTCCCTTCCGAGCACCCGGAAGCCGACCGGTCGCCCGTACTGGTTCAGAATGATTCCGTTTTGAATCCGTAATCCGCGAAAAGGGCCACCTTCCACAACGTCCCGGTTTTCCCGATTGCCGACCGCGTGCCACGGGATTTGCTGGAATTGCGGGTATCCGTCCCGGCTCTCGGTGTACAGCGTGAAAACGTCCCCGTCCCGATCAACGCTTAAGCTGTCGAGATAAAGGGCCGTTTGAAAGTCGACGCCGTTGACGTGCGAAACCGCGTAGAATTGGGAAATCAACCAGTCCGTGGCGAGTTTCCCCCACTCTTTGTCCTCTCCCTCAAACCGTGGAAGCCAAGAGCGCCCGACAACGTAGGTGCTTTTTTCCTGAAGCGCTCCTTGGCAGGGGCCGAAATTCCAGAAAAGCTTTTGCGATGCGTTTACGATCGTGCGCCACTCGGCGACGGTGATCGCCTTATCAAACGTGGTCGCGTAGTTCCCTAAGTAGGGCCTGTACACGTTCCCCGCGTTGACCAGCCGCAACTGGTTTCCGCCAAGCCCTCCGAACCCGAGGGAAGACTGAAGCTTTTTGAGAAGTTTCCCGAGCATAGAGGTCAGTTAAAAAGCGCCTGCGTCCGTGTCACGGGGCGACAAATTCCCCGGGCCCGGTAGTCGAGGGCCGTTTGTGCGAGCGTCATTATTTGCATTTTCGACAGAAAGCTCGGGACTGAAAAAGAAAAGCTCGAACCGTTCACGCTCGAAGAAACCAGCGTCCCCTCACCCGCGGAAACCGCATCGAACGCCGCGTCCCGGAGGTTCCGCAAAAGCGCGATGTCCTGCTGGAGAAAGACATTCAGAAGGACAGCCATCGGTGCATCCATGCTACGGCACCGAGTGTCAATCTTTTGCCTCGATTTTGCCGAGCACCCCGAAGTGACTAGAACGTACCGCTGTTTGACCTGCTTTGTTCTGGAATCGATCGTGTCCCGCTTGATTTCGGAGGTCATGTGGGCGAGCCAGTCCTGCGAAACGTCCTTCGGATGTTCCCAAGTCGGAGCGCCTTTTGCCCGAAGTTTTACAAGCTCATCCTTGATGACCTCATTCGACCAAACGATGAGCTTGCAGACGTGTCCTTTTGGCCCCCGAACGACCCCCGGTTCGGAAAACGGTCGCTGGTACCGTCGCTTTGCGCCTCCGACCCAGAAACCGCCCATGCCGGAACCTTTCATCGCGTTCCAATTATTCGCCCCGCATTCGTCGTAAACGGTCCCGGCGGAATAGCCCGAGTCTTGAAAGACGCAGACATCCCGAACCCCGAGGGTCTCTTGAAGGTGCCGAATCGTTTCCAGCGTCAAAACCATCCCCTCCCAAATCAACCGGCTTGTCCCGTCCGCCCTCCACGCGCGGCAGAGCGCCCACCAATGATCCTGCTGACGGTCGATCGTCAGGAAGCGCCAAACTTCATCGTCAATCTTCTGTCCCTCGGTGTAGTCCGCCTTGTTGTAATTTGCGCCGCGGAGGTCGACCGGCGCTTGGTTCACGTCCTCCTTCCAAACCTCCGCAAGCCGCTTTTGGAGGAACTGCCGAAGCGCTGAAAGGTCGCCCGCTTTCCGAAGGATGTCCGCCTTGATCCATTCGACGACCAAATCCCGCCACGGTATCCAGTACACGGCGAGCGCCGAATAATGGAAGGATCGACACCCAGCGATTGAGTTTGAGGGGGCTTTTTGCCATCGCCCCCGGTTTGCAAGTTCCCGCCGAGCGTTGGATGTGTCTGGGCTCTCGTGTTTGCACTTTGGGCATTGGTACCGAACCGAATTCCCGATCGCCTCCCAGTCCGGTTGTGTTCCTCGGTACACGTTGTCCCATTTCACGTTGCTCCAAATCATCCGGTGCCACTCCCCGCACCCGGGACAGGAGATTCCCCATTGGTGTTGCTCGCCCGCGTTGAAAAACGCCTCCGCGTCGTGCGTATCATCCCAGCCCTGCGAAACTCCAATGATCACGGAGTTCCATCGGTCGTGCGTCCGTCGCTGCGCCTCCCCGATCATTCCCGATTTCCACCGCCAGAGCTCGTCCATCCAGACGTAGCGCATCGACTTCTCTTGCAAACTCGACAGGTTCGCGCCCGCTATGAAAAGCGGCATGTGAGGAAAAAGGATGCTCGTCTTTCGTTTCTGGTGCCGGTCGCTTGGAAAAAGCCGAGCGGTTTTTTCGCAGCCTTTGAGAATCGGAAGCAACCGGGTTTCCGCAAAGTCCTTCGCCATGTCGTCGCTTTGTCCAACCAGCAACATCCCCCCGGGGTCCTCGGCGACGACGTAGGGAACAAGCAATTCGAGGAGCGTTGTTTTCCCGCCGCCGACCGGGGCCCGGATCGCGATTTGCCGGAATTCTCCCGAGGCGAAGGTGCGAATGATGTCGTTTAGCTGCGGAGCAACTTCCCGATCAAACCGTGTCGCCCGAGCGGAATGCGGCAGGCTAATGTTCCGTTCCATCCAGTCCAACGGGCACCCCGTGAATCGCCCGTTCGCCGCCGCCCTAAGCTTCCGGTAAAGCGGGTCGATTTCGTTTCCTGCCTGCATTTTCAAGTTCCTCCATCCGATTTCTAAATCCGTCCAACACCTCATTCAACCGAGCAAGCAACCGGCTTCGAATTTGTCGTTCATCCAAGCCGATAAGTTGCCCGGGAAGGTCGTTTGCCATCGCGTTCAACTCCGCTGCCAGCGCTGCCCCTGCTGCCAGCCCGCCCTCTTCCACCGCCGCTTTGGAGATGTATTCCCCGCGGTCGATCGCGAAATGAAACTCCAAGCGCTTGGTTTCAATCTCAAGCTTCTTTTGCCGGATCGCGTTGAGCCCCTTTCCTCCTCGCCCTTCCTCGTTTCGCCGTTCTTCCCACGCGACAAGCTCTTCAAACGATCGGACAAGGCAACCCTGCTTCACCTTCATGTCGCCCGCTTGCCTAGAGACTCCAAGAAGTTTCCCGATTTCCCGCCCGGTAAGGTACCGATTCCCTCCACTCGATTCCTGCGCGTACTCATTCGCAAGCTGGGATTCGCGGGCGGTCAGCGTTTTTCCCGCTTTGAGTTTCAGAATGATGTTCCGAAACTCTTGGTCGCGAATTTGTTTTTCGACGTTTGCCATCACTCGCTTTTTTCGGTCCAAGCGTGTCCGCACTTCGGACACCTGTGTTCCGTTTTAGTGTTCTCTCTAGTTTCTTGGAAACCCTCCAAGGATTCACGATCTCCATCACCCTGGTTCAACATTTGTTCGATGTCGGAAACAGAAAACCCGGTGAGGTTAAGGTCAAGTCCGTCGATGTCCAGCGCGTCGGCTTCGACTTTGAGAAGTTCCCAATCCCACCCTCCGCCAACTTCCCCGAGGCGGTTGTCTGCGATCACATAAGCCCGTTTCTGCGCGTCGTTAAGGTGCGTCAAACGAATGCAAGGGACGGTTGTTAGTTCAAGCTTCCTAGCGGCAAGCACCCTGCCATGCCCTGCGATGATTCCATTCTCTGAATCAATCAAAACGGGAGCATTGAACCCGAATTCCCGGATGCTGGCGGCGATTGCAGCGACTTGGTTGCCATCATGCTTCTTTGCGTTGCGAATATACGGGACCAAAGCCTCAATCGGGACCTGTTCGACGTCAATTTTTTGCAATTTGCAAGGTTTTGGGGCGCTCATAGCCTCTGTCTGCGCAGAATCGGGGTCCGGCAATTCGCTGAGGCCAAAGAGATTCCTTCCCCCGGGGGGGATTCCACCAAGGAAAAGCCCCTCTTCCACTCGGAAAAGGGGCCCCTTTCTCTTCCTCAGCCAACACGCGTTTGGTTGGTTGTTAGAGTTTCAATCTGGCCCTCGTCGCTGGTGCTTTGCAAGGCTTTTGTCGTTCTCTGGAAGGTCATAGAACCGACTTTCTGCCCCCTCGAAGCCGACTAGGACGTTCCCGGGACCCCCGTCCCGCTGCTTCCCGATGTCGATTCGTCTTCGAGTTTCATCAAGTTCCGACTCCTCTTCAGCCGCGGAGAAGATTCTCCCCTCGGTGTCGACTGCCCGAACGGTAACGAACTGGGTGGCGTCCATCATTATTGCCTGAGACTCCCGAGCCTCCCCTTGTCGGTTTAGCTGGGCGAGGGCGATCACGAGGGCCCCCGTCTCTAACGCAAGGAGACGGAGTTCCCGGGAGACCTGGGCGACCTGTTGCTCCCTCAGTTC